TGTAAAATGTGGCCGGAGTAGGGGGTACTCTTTTGAAACATTTAGCTTTGAGGTTAACGAAAAAGGTTATCCGACAATAGTTGGAGATTTATACGATCCTTTAAAATGATATGGTAAAAAAAACAATGATATTAGTCGCTGCAAAGCATAAAGAATGGATAGAGATAGTTTCCTCTTTTGGTTGTAATAAAGAAATTGCCGAAGATTTAGTACAAGAAATGTATATAAAAATACAATTAAAGCTAGAAAAGGGTTTAGATATTTATTATAATGAAAAAGAAATAAATTACTATTATATATTTAAAACTTTAAAAACATTGTTTTACGATTTAAAAAGAAAAGGGAAAAAGGTTACAATGGTTTCTATTGATGATTTACATTTAACAACTACGGATATAAACTACGATGAGCCGTATAATAAAATAAAAGAAAAATTATCTAAAATGTATTGGTATGATAGGAAAGTTTTTGAGATCATAAACGAGGGGGAAAGCATTGCAGAATTTTCTAGAAAATCTAAAATACATTATTACTCACTTTATAACACTTACAAAAAAGTAAAAAACAAACTAAAAAAACTATTATGAGACTAGGAGATTTTATTTATTGCATTACAAAAAATACCGGCATAAAATACCTGGTTGATAAATACCATAAAATTAGAGGTACTAAATGTAATTGTGGCAAAAGAAGAAAAAAGTTAAATGAAATAAAAATTAAAAGATGGTAAAATTTAATAAACAAGATTTTAAAAACTGGGAGTATTTTAGGAATGTAAAAAAAGATACACTTTCAGATGCTGAGTATAAAATGATCTGCCAGCTTCATTCAATATACTATAAGCATAAATATTTTAGACCTTGTACTTGTTCCCCTAAAACAATAAAATCCTGGATAAAAGAATTAAATATAATATGGGATAATGGGGTTGAAGAAAATTAACGAATGGGAAAAGGCGGTAGTGTTCCTTTTAAATTTAGACGGCTGGGAACTTGAGCATTGCGGAGACGGTTTTTCTAGATATGATGCAATAGGTAAAACTAGCAAAGGTCTTGATTGCGTTATAGAAATGAAATTTAGAAATAAATATTATGAGGATAAAATGCTTGAAAGAGATAAATACGATGCTCTTATGGCCCTAGATAAAGATATTGTAAAGATATACTTTGTAAATGATCCAAAAGGTAACTTTATGTATTGGCTTAATACTTTAGTAATGCCGGAGCCAGTTAAAAAATATTGTCCCGATACTACAATTTGGACCAAAAAAAGGCTTTTAAAAGACGTTTACTTGCTTAAAGAAAATGAGGCTGTAAGAATAAATATTAAAATTATTCCGGAATAAGTTTTGTTAATAAGTTAATAAGTGCTATATTGTAATATATTAACTAAAACAAAACAGAATTATGAAAAACACAAAAACAAGGATCAATGAATTTTTAGAAGATTATAATGCCCTTTTGGATGAACTTAACGATGAGTTAAGCGGCATTGAAGATATGGGCTTAAACAAAAAAGCTAAAAGTTTAAAAGATGTAAAACTTGCAGATTTAGAACGTGATGAGTATTTAGAAAATGAGTATCACGAAATTAAAGATTTTGTATAAATGGCAAATTTTGAAAAACTAGGATATTTTTTAGAATATATGATTGATGATAAATATATAGGATCAATTATTATAGACAAACCCGACAGAAAAGAAATAGGCTACTATGGAAGAATAGATGAGGTGGCCCAAGAAAATATAACTTTTAAAAACAAAAAAACAATAAAAAAAGGACAAGCATTTTATACAAGAATGTATCCTTTATGTGGAAGTAAACTTTAACTTAAAAACAAAACAAAATGACAGCAAAACAAAAAAGTACCGTAAATAGGCTAAAGGTGCAAGGCTTTAACCTAGTGTATAAAACCGGAGACCTTGTACTACTAGAAAAACAAAATATGGCGCTTTATGTGCAAACTAATGGCCTTTATTTTAAAGAGTAAACAATTAAAAACATAACAACTAAAAACAAAACAGATGAGAACATTACCAAAGTACAAGCAGAATTTAAAAATACAAGGAAACAACGTGTGGAGTTATACTACTATTGTAGCTAAAATAGACGGCCCTAATTTACATCAATTAGGTTACTGGAGCGTTACTACGCAAAAGCATATTAACTATGTAGCCGCCTATATGAATTTAAACCTCATAAAAAATGAGAGTTAACGAAGCAGCCTGGGAAAAGCTAAAAAAGCAAATTGAGTTTTATACTGAGGCTGACACATCTATATCAGACATATCGATTAATTACCAGGTTAAACCGGCAAAGAACAAAAATTATTTAAGATTAAATTTAAAAATTGACAAATGGGACAAGATAACAGAATAGAAGAATTAGAAAAAAAAATAGAAAATTTAAAAAAGCAATTAGAGGACGCAAGAACTCATACCTATATAGGAGAAACCAATAGCCTATCTTGTAGCGATGGGGAGTTATATATTGGCTATGATAATTGGGGTGTGGAAAGCGTGCTTGTAATGGAAGTTAACCAGCTTTTTAGGGACCTTCCTTTTATTATAGAGCAAGTATGTAAGGAGCAAAAGAAGATGCAGCAAATGCACCTTAAATTAATTAAAGAGGCAAAGGAAAAAATATGATTTTATTAATAGATGCCGATAGTTTAATTTTTGCAAGTTGTTATCGTAAAAGGGAAAACCCGGAAGATCAAAAATATTATACCAATATAGCAGATGCCAGGAACAAGTTTGATGAGCAATATATGCGAATTGTAAATGACTTAGAAGAAAAATACACTATTGACAAGGTGCTTTGTTTTAGTGGCTCAAAAGGTAATTTTAGGAAACTAATTACAAGCAAATACAAAGCCAATAGAAAAAAACAAGAAATGCCGCCGCTGCTCCAAGATATGCACCAGTACGTCAAAACTCAATACGATAGTATTTTTGGGTATGGCATAGAAACAGATGATATTGTTGCTAGGTACTGGCATAACATAAGCCAGGATATAGGGCGCGATGAGGTTATGATAGTCTCAATCGACAAAGACTACCGGCAATTCGCGGCCCTTATTTACAACTATCATTTTAAACATAAAGAGGTTTTAAACATTACAGAAGAACAAGCTATGTTTAATTTTTACGCGCAAATGATTGAGGGCGACACCGCGGACAATGTAAATTACTTTAAAGGAAAAGGAAAAAGATTTGCGGAAAAACATTTTGAGAATTGTGTAACCAAATACCAATATACTAGGAGGCTATATGAATTATTTAAACAACAATATAAAGGCAAAGCCAGGCAGAAATATACTGAGTGTTATAACCTTTTAAAATTAAGGACAAATTGATTGTTATAAAAGTTACAGAAAAAGACAAAAACTTTGCTTTAAAACAAATTGAAAATTTTGCTAAAATAAAACAAGGGGCCTGGAGGTATAAAGGGGTTGAGGCCTGGCGTGGAATAGTTTGCGAAATGCTTGCTAGTAAATATTTTGAAGCTAATTACGATGTTAAAAAGCCGGCAAAGGGTTTGGATAGTACCGGAGTAATTGACGATTGCGATATGGTAATTGGCACTAATAAAATAGAAATAAAGTCTGCTACTAAAAACTATTTTAAATATATAATGCCAAAGGTAAATAATGTAAATTTAAACCCTAAAGATTATTATATTGGCGTAAAGTATAATGAAACCACAGACCCAAATGAGGTACAAATAATAGGCTGGATTGCTCATTTAGATATTATTAAATTTCCTATAAAAAAAAACAAAGGCGCTGCTTATTACGAAGTGCCATTTAATAAACTAAAATTAATAAAACAAAAATAATGGAAAAAGAAGAATATAAATATCAAGTTATAACAAACCCGACAGATTTAGGCTATCTCTTAAAAGCGCTAACTGGAACAGAAATATTTAAAAAAACAAGAACAAGGAATGTAATTGAGCATAGGTCTTTTTTTTGCTATTTGCTAAATAAAAAATTTAAACTAGGGCCAACAGCAATAGCTAAGTTTATGAAAGAAAATACTGAGCTAAAAAGCTACGATCATTCAACGGCAATTTATGCTATTAGAAAATTTAAAGACTATAAAAAAGAAAAAAAGCAATACTTTGAAGACTTAGAAGAATATTTTGATGTTCAACCGGACCAGGAATTTAAAGATTTGCCAAAATTACAGCGGTTATATATGCAGCAAGAAAATTTAACAAAAAGATTGCATAGAGCCGTTTATAAAATTAAAAAACTAGAAGAAGAACGAGTAAGTGTTAACCGCTCAAAAGAAGAAATAGAAGAAGCAAAGAAAAAATTAAACAATTTAAAAGAAAATATTTTAGATGGTTATACCGAAAACGAATTAAATTACAGAAGATTAAGCAGCGATCAAAAAAAAATTTTTGATGATAGGGTGTCTTTAATTTTAAAAAGTTTTAATTGGAATACGGATAGCAATAAATACGAGGTTATATATTGCGGAGAATAATAAAAATATGATAAAAAAGGAATGGCATTTTATGCTAAAAAAACAAACTATGAACAGAAAAAAAATAATACAAAGATTGCAGCAATTATTCGATAAGCTGCCAAAGGGAGAAAAAAGAAAAGCCCTACAAAAAAAGCTGCTTAATTTAAAGCTAAATAAATAAATAAATTAAATACGTTATATATATGGAGTTAGTTAAGATCAACCAGGTAAAGCCAAACGAAAAAAACCCTAGATTTATAAAAGACTATAAATTTGAAAAGCTAGTAAAATCTATTAAGGAATTTCCTCAGATGCTAAAATTGCGCCCTATTGTAGTAAATAGCGATATGGTTGTACTGGGTGGGAATATGCGTTTAAAGGCTTGTAAGGAAGCCGGGCTTGATGAGGTGTATATTTTAAAAGCTGATAACCTCACAGAAGAACAGCAACAAGAATTTATTGTAAAAGATAATGTGGGGTTTGGAGAATGGGATTGGGATATACTGGCAAATGAATGGGATATAAAACAATTAGAGGAATGGGGCTTAGATGGTTTTCCTTTTGAGGAAGAAACGGCTGAAAAAGAAGAACATAATAAACTTCACGATATTTTTATTATACCGCCGTTTAGTGTTTTAGATACAAAGCAAGGGTACTGGATAGAGAGAAAAAAATATTGGAAAGAATTAATTGGAGATAACGGCGAAACTAGGGAAGGGCTTTTAGGTGGCGGAATAATGGAGCAAAGGCATAGCGGAGTTAGCATACTTGATCCGGTGCTTGCTGAGATATCCAATAGATGGTTTGGCATAGAAAACGGAAAAACTTTTGATTGCTTTGCTGGGGATAGTGTTTTTGGTTATGTAAGCGACGCGCTGGGGAATACTTTTACCGGAATAGAATTAAGGCAAGAACAAGCCGATTTAAACAATAAAAGGCTAAAAGGTAGTAAGAGTACCTATATTTGCGATGATGGCGTAAACGTGCTAAAACACATACCAGCGGCCAGTCAAGACCTATTGTTTAGCTGTCCGCCATATTTTGATTTAGAAGTTTACTCTGAACTTAAAAACGATGCCAGCAACCAGGAAAGCTATGCGGACTTTTTAAAAATATTAGACAAGGCATTTACTGGGGCCATAAAGTGTTTAAAGGAAGATAGGTTTGCGGTTATTGTGGTCGGGGATATTAGAGATAAAAAAGGTTTTTATTATGGTTTCCCGGATGATATAAAAAATATATTTTTAAAAAATGGCGTGCAAATATATAACGAAATGATAATGGCGGATAGCTTAGGCTCATTGCCTCAAAGAGTAGGGCGCTATATGATAAATAGAAAAATTGGAAAATGCC